CATTCTGTTTCTGCGCTTCGTACTGGCTTTGCGTGATGTGTGCCGTTAACTGTTGTACTTGTTGCGCCAATTGATTGTAGTGCGAATCTTGTTGCGGTGGTGCTTCGCCGCCAAAGTAAGCAGCTACTTGATCCAAAGGAATTTGAAACTTTTGAATCATTTGCGCTACCGCTTGCGACTTTTGTTGCGGTGTGCCTGTTCTTAGCAATGCCGCCGTTTGCAGCAATGGGCCAATCGCCGTTGCCGGCGTAGCATTCTCATTTCTTAGCATCCACTCGTAGGGTTGAAATAACTCGGTAATTGCCCGAGCCTCGGCATCCCTTTGTTTGTAAGTGCTAATGCCCTTTTCGTAATCGGCATCCCGTTGGGCAAATGCTTGCTGTAGTTCTGCCGGCGCTTTTTCCCAATGTTCTTTTAGCTCAAGGCGTAGGCTTTTGGGCATTTCAGCCCTTGGCTTTTCAGCCATTTGGGGGGCTTGAGTTTGGTCGGTTGGGAACTTAGGAGCAAACTTCCCCCCCTCTCGGGGTTGGGTAGCGGCGTGTTTGCCACGGTTTGTCGGTGCTTTGGTTAATGCCTCACGAATGGTATCGGCTCGGCTTTGCGGCTCTGCTGCCGTTTGGGGCGTTTCTACCGATTGGGTTTCGGGTGCTGGTGTTTCTACTGTGTCGGGTGCGACAACTTCGTTTTCCATCACTTCATCCTTTTCATTTGTTCCAAAGTCATTTTGATCATTTCTTTACGCTCGGGCATTGGGCGGTTATGTAGCCGGTTTGCCATCTCTACGTTAAGGTTAGACATCTTAACAGGTGCAATCGGTGCGCCTGGTCGATCAAACTCCTGCACCGTAGCCAGTTGACCACGCAATCGGTCTCGGTGCGCTTCTTTCTTCTTGTTCCATTCTTGCTGTGCATACTTAACGTCAGAGTGACCCATTTCAATCGAATCGGTGCGCTTTAAGTGCTCACGCCATTGCTTTCGACCCTCAATCATTACACCATCGGGCGACATGAAAGGCGCAATGTCACCTCTCACCGAGGCCATCGCTTCATCTCGGTACTCACCCCTTGTAACCTCATAGGCTTCGCTGCCGTCTGATGGATAAACCCAAGTTCTTTTCACATTAACTCCAAAAGCATTGCAACTTCTTCTTCATCACGTTTTCGCTTAACACGCATTTCAAGGTCTTTGACCCTTTGCATTAACGAATCATAATCAATTTGTTTTCTAGCCGCAACCTCTATTGTTTGCGCGGGTGCTGAAGTGATCTCTTCCCTTACCTCGGGCGGTAAACCAAACAATGCCTCTTGCAGTTTTAGCTTACGTTGCGCTTCTAGTTTTTTGTCTTTAGCCCATAATTCATCACGCTTTTTTTCGTCAAAGCCAAAGTGACCACCTAAAGGGATTTCAACAGGTATAGGCGCTGCGGCGGCAGAAATGCTTGCAAAAGCCGTTTGACAAAAAGCTGATATGCCAAACACTTACGTTCCCCATTTAGCGGCGGCATCAACCCAAGTCGGGGCAGATGTAGCATTGGATTGCAAAACCTGTCCCGCAGTACCCACTTGACCATTAAACGCTACCGATCCATTGGTGTTAATGGTTACAGCGTCTGTTGTGCTGACTGCGCCATTGATGATAAAACTGATCTTTTGGTTGTCCCAACTACCCATAACCAATGGGCCACCATACGATTCAACAAAACTTGCTAAAGGTAAAGAAAATCCATTGTTAGGATACCCAGCAGCCGCGTAACTGTAATTTGCGTTATTTATTCCAAGTTCGCTGTAAGCCGTATGACCGCCGTCATTGACAGCATAGCTTGCGTAACTGGTATTGCTGGCGCTTGTGTTTTGCAGGCTTGTGTAAAGGTATAAAGGCTCACTTGCCGTAAATCCTGCTATTACCCCTGAATCGGTGTGTACAGTTGCGTCACCAACATTTAAAGAGCCAACATTGGTTGTGCCTGATGTGTAAGGTATCAAAACACGGTTATTGGCATCTTGATTAACCGATTTTTCAGCAGGGTAGCTAACAAACACATCCTTTGCACCTGCCGCAAGATTAAGTATTGAGCCTGTTGATGAAGAGATTATGGTTGTTCTAGCTAACGTGCCGCTAAAGTAAGTCCCAATCCCAACCTCCCATTGCGTACCGCCTGAAATGGTGTAATAAGTCGTATTGTTGTTGCCAATCACAGAAAATGACTGAAAGCCATCAACCGAGCCGTCTAGCGTAATCGTGCCTGTACCTGTTGAGGTAGTGGTCTGTCTAACCCGATCGGCTAAGACAAGGCTCATACTGTTTCCACGCCTATTACTAAACCATCAGCACCCCTGATAACTTTCTTGGGTGCGTTAAGCCTTTGCATGGCAGCGCCAATGTTTTGCATTGATTCGCCATGTAGGTTTGCCATGTTGTCATGCAAGGCGGTTATTTTGTCCATTGCTTGAACAATTGTGCCGCCTAGTTCGTTGGTTATTTGTGCAGCCGCTGCTTCAACAACTGGTAAGTCGACACCAGGGTTGCTACCAATCCTTGCCACCATGATCTTAGTTGCTGCATCAAGTTCTGCTTTCCATCGTTCATATTCTTCCTTTCCAGCCATTTCTCGGGCTTTAATTTGAAGTTCGTTGTTTTGTTTAGCGGTTTCAAAATCCGCTTTCATTTGCGCCAATTGCATTTCAGCTTGCGTTTTGGCTTGTTGCATTTGCATTTCAAGCTGTGCTTTGCCTTGCTCAATTTGAGCCTGCGCTTGCATCTTCATCTGTTCAGTTTGCGCTTGTGCCTGCATCCGCATCTGCTCAGCTTGTTGATCTGCTTGCATTTGGATCATCTCAGGCGGTGGGCTTGGCGGTTGTTGTTTAGCCGCATCTGCTTTATCTTGCAAGGCTTTCATGGCCTTTTCTACTGCGCTTTCTAACCCACGGCCTGCCCTGTATCGGCGCACCAAGAACAATAGCATTTCGGAAACCATAGGCAACGTGTCGGGCGCTTGGGTAACCATAGGGATTGCCTCACGCAAGAATGCACCGATAGCTCCTATTGCCTCTTGTGCGCCTTGCTTTTCTGCCTGCTCATCAATCTGAGCCAAACTGTCAGCCTCAACCGCAATGTGAAAGTCGCGTATGGTGCTGTTAGACAACATTTGCAACGCCGCTTGCAACATCTGCGGGTCTTGACCATCCGGCGTGTTCATTACACCCGACATTTCAACAATTAACTCGGGCGGGTAAAACTTACATATAACTTGCGCCTTGAGCTTGAAAATGTCGGTAGCAAATTTAGCCACATCGCCTTGGCTACTCTTTAACCTCAAGCTACCAAAGTTGGCTTTAAGTTGTTGAGCACCAAGCGTTTCTTGGGCTTTGGACGATCCACGCAAGATGTCCGATATGCCCATGATTTCGTAAATCGACTGCTTAACTTGCTCCCTTGCCGCATACAACTCGCGCAAGGTAATAATGATCTGCGAGGTATCCATCATGTCGATAGCGCCTTTTAAGCCGCCTTTTTCCGACATTGCCGCCCATGCGGTCACAGGGAATAGCTTGTTATCTACGCCCTCGCTAAACATCCGAGCTAACTCTTTAAACTCGGCATTAAACACGCCCACAGCTTTACAGGCTTTAGTCAGCAAGTAAATGCGCTGCGTTAAGTTATCTAGTTCTTGTGCCTGATCTTCGTACTCGCAAAAGTCGGGTACAGGAATCATTGAGCCGGTGGTAGTGGTTGCCATCAACGGCTTGGGGCATGGGAAGAACTCATCAAGCTCTAGCGGGTCATCCCTCTCATCTAGCGCCTGTGGATAACCTTTGGCAATCCAACAAACCTTTGCCGTGCGCTTGTTCCAAATCTCATAGACCATCGCCTTTTTGTCATAGGTCATCTTGGCGGTCATGGGATTCTTACCGTCCATGTCGGTGTTGGAGCTAGTCAAACTGACGTTTTTAAATACGTCCCCAAAGCGCTCTACGCCCTCTTCCTTGGTCATGTAGACCGCCCGAGCTACCCACCAAACTTCGTCCCATGTCCGAGCCGGTGAATGCAAGAAGTCAGCCCAGTAGACGTAATCAATTGGGCTGTGAGCCGCATCAATGCGCTCTGTTGGGTCTTCTACGGTGTTATATACCTGAGATTCTTCAGTCTCATCTAAAACGTCATCTTCATCAGGTCGGTCATTGACAATGACAGGCTCATAGCGAATCCATGCCGTGCCTCGACCAGGCAGCAATCGGTCTTGCACCGCCCCACTCATTGCCGCATCAAAGTCACCGAATTGGGTGGTCTCGTACTCCATGACACGCTCAAGCATGGTGGATGCAAGGCGACCCACAGGGTCTTGATCCATGTAGCGGCGTGAAACCTCGGGCTTGGCTTGTCTACCGTAAAGGGCAGGAAACAGAACTTGGATGTTTGACCATAGGATGTTGAATTTCATCCTTGGCATTTCTATGGCATCACGTTCATCCCGATAACGCTTAACAACCTTTTGACCACGCTTTTCCCACTTATCAAATATCTTGATTGCGGTTTCAATTTGATCGTGCCAATAAGGGCCAGCGTCCTCGCCCTCATATGCGCCGGTTTCATCGTACATGACTAGTTACCGCTAGCAAAGAAGAACGTCACATCTAGCGTACCGCCCTCGGTTGCGTATAGGCTTGTCCCAACATTGGCGGGAAATCTATGAAACCCAATTGCGGGGGTAATCGTGCCGGACATAACCGTACCGCTTGCGCCACCATCTCTAAGCACCAAAGTACCCGAGCTAGTGTTATTAACGTAAAACCCAAGCAATTGGCAAGGGCCTGTAGTGACTGCTCCTGTTTCGGTGACGTTCTTGTATCCACCTACTTCCGCAACTGGCTGGCTCATATTCGCTCCTCTTTATGTTGTATCTCATAGTCCCACAATTCATCAAGTGTGATGGTTTGTAGGGTCTTGCCCTTGGGCGGTGTTTGATCTTTTGCCTCTTGTCTATAGGCTACTGCCAACATTCTAAACGCATCTGCGGGATGTGAACACCAATCATGGCGTGGAGTTTGACGAAAAGTTTTCTTATCTTCATCATATTCCCGTTGATATTGCCTTAACGCTTCTAATCCCTCATCACATCTAGAGTCAAAATAACAACTTGGCAAGATCATCCGCACCGCTTGGATGCCGTCTTGTATGCCAATCTCGGGGACTATGGCTAACTTTGCCATGCCGCCAAGGTGTGCAGCCAATTGCTCGACAATGGATTTACCCCCCGAGGCAAGCGTCTTAGCCCTTGCGTCATGCGGTAGGAAATGGCGGGTGTATCGGTAGCCCTTGGCGTTAACCGCATTGGCTATTTCCTCAATGCTTGCCCCCGACACGGCGTAATAGTCCATTACCCTAACTTCGCCCCTGACAACTTGATACCACCAAATAGCGGTGTCGTCCCGATAACCTAAGTCCCATGCGGTGTAAACAGGTGACTCGGGCTCAAAGGGTAGCTCACGAATCCTGCCCTCATCTTGAGCTAGGCGCATTTCTTGCCCATAGAATGCCCCAAGAATAGCCGCATCAAAGCTGCACTCATATTCTTGGTCGTATTGGTCTTGACTTAACTGAAACCGAGCCGCTTCCAGTTCTGAGTCGGGTAATAGCCTAGAAACTGAGGCAGGTAGCCTTAACAGAAACCAATCCGGCACTACCTGACTAACCTTGTAAATGTCATGAAACTGGTTTTTGCCCTTTGGCGTACCACCAAACACCGCCCAACCCATATGTGAAGATAAAGTAGGTCTTACCACATTACCCCATACGCTAGGTTTAAAGTCGCCGTATTCATCAAGGTAAACGCCGTTAAATCCCATGCCCCGCATTGCATCTGCGTTGTCCGAGCCAAACAGCATGATCTTTGCGCCGTTCACCAACTCCACCGATAGGTCAGATTCGTTTGTGGCTTTTGTCACAGGTGCGGCGTAATACTTGAGGTAATCCCATGCCACGCGCTTGGCTTGGCTTCTAAATGGTGCAATGTAAGCGTACTGGGCTGACCTGTTGCCCTCGGTGATTGCTCGCTTAATTAGGTCGTTGATTGCCGCTACGGTCTTTCCCGCCCTACGGTGGGCAACTAAACAAGACCAGCGCTCAGTCCTGTTATGGAATGGCATAAATGCCGCCCTTGGGCTATAGG